TCAGTTACGAGATTAATGGAAAGCAGAAAAAGAACATCATAGAGTTCCAAATCAAAGGCAGGTGATAGTATGGCAAGAAAAACGGATAGACCCAAAAAGCGATGCCAAAGATGTGGGAAAGAAAAACGGTTTGAGGATTTTTATATTAGTCGCAGTCCTCTTTTTCAGCAAGATGGTCGGGTCCCCATATGCAAGGATTGTGTCTTTGAGCTTATTTTAGATGACGAGAATCGCATTGATCCTCTGAAACTAAATGACGTATTGCGTAAAATTGACAAGCCATATTATAAGAATTTACTCGAAAGTGCCTATATGCAGTTTGAGACGGAAAATCCATTTGTTGATAAAGAAGATATTCCAAATCACGGAGATAAGATCCTGTCTTTTTATTTTAAAAATATCGCAATGAGGCAGAATGTAAATAAAGGCTATAGCGATTCTGAAAGGGAAAATTTCATAAATCAAAATACGAATTTAAGCAATACAGATCTTGATGCTATTTCCAGAAAATATCCAGATATTTTACATAAGCATGAAAAAGCTCAAAATATTGTCAAGAAAAAAGAAGAACCAATCTCCTCTTCTACCGATGATTTCCAAGTAACAGATGAAATGGTATGTCTTTTTGGTGAAGGATACACTATTACCGAATACCGGAATATGTACTATAAGTACAAAAATATTACTGAAAACTATTCTGTACAGACTACTCTTCATCAAGAAGCGTTGGCGACTTACGTGCGTTTTAAGGTAAAAGAAGAAATGGCGACTGCTGAAGGAAATGTTCTTGATGCACAGAAATGGTATACTGCTGCCGCCAAAGCAGCCGAGGATGCTAAACTGACTCCGAAGCAAATGTCTAAGTCAGATCTTCAGGGAGGCATCACAAGTTTTAGTGACATTTTTCAAGCGGTTGAAAGTGCCAATGAGCGAATCCCCATTTTCCCAGAATTTAAATATCGCCCGAATGATGCGGTCGATTTTATTATCTGGTGCTATATCAATTATGAAAGAAATTTAAATGGGATGCCGGAAGTTTCGTATTCTGATATCTATCATTTCTATGATCAGAAAAAGCAAGAATATATTGACAATTATGGTGATCCATATGGAATTTTTACCGATGATCCAACTTCGGAGAATCGGCCCAATGTTGAGAAATTCATTACTATTCCTCCCGAATTCCAAGAGGAGTAATAATCGTGAATTTAGGTTCTGGCATTAATATAAAAAATTGGACATATTTCTGTAGCTTTGCTCGATGGTATCCTGATCTGTTTCTGGATTTAATTAAACCAGAAAAGGGAGGACTTAATTTACATACAGATCAGCGAGTTTATCTTCGTGCAATGTTACGTTTCGTATCATTTTATGGTGTTTTCCCAAGAGGTTACGGGAAAACATTTGATGAAGTTTTAGCTTCCATCTTAGTTTGCATCTTCTATCCAGAGATCACAATTTCTCTTACAGCGCAGACAAAAGAAAACGCTGCGGATCTTCTCAAAGATAAATATGAAGAAATCATGCGATTCTATCCTATGTTGCAGAATGAAATCGCAAAACCAAGTTTTGCCAAAGGTGATGCAACGATTAAGTTTGTAAACGGGGCTACATTAGATAATTTAGCAAATTCTCAATCTTCTAAAGGTCAGCGTCGGAAAAGGATGAATATCGAAGAGTCTGCCTTGATTGATGATGCAACTTTTCAGGATGCTTTAAAACCTATCGTGGAAGTGCCTCGTGTCTGTGTTGGAAAATATTCTATCACTGATCCAGAAGAACTAAATCAGCAAATCAATTTCTTTACAACAGCCGGATTTAAAGGTTCTGACGAATATGAACGCTCTGTTCGGATGTGTAAAGACATGGTAAATTTGAGAGGAACATTGGTTTTAGGTTCTAGCTGGTGGCTTCCTTGTTATTATGGACGAGGATCTACAAAGAGCCAGATCTTCCAAAAGAAACAGGAAATGTCATCTGTTGCATTTGCTCAGAACTATGAATCTAAATGGGTTGGAAGTTCTGACGGTGCTTTGGTAGATGTAAATAAACTGCTTAATTGCAGGACCCTTACCTCTCCTGCTGTCAATTACAATAAGTATGAAGAGGAAAACTATATCGGAGTCGATGTGGCTCGTTCTCAAAAAACAAATAATAATCAATCTTCTATTGTCGTGGGCCGTGTTATTCGGAACCGTGAATCTAACAGAATCAAATCGATTGAAATTCCAAATATTATTTCTGTCGCAAATACTTTGAACTTTACAGCACAGGCATGTTTAGTCAAGAAAACGAAAATTGACTTTAATGCCAAAATGGTGATCGTCGATGGTAATGGTCTTGGTGCCGGATTAATCGATGAATTACTAAAAGATGCTTATGATCCAGTTACCGGTGATTATCTTGGATGCTGGAATACAGTTAATACAAGTAATGAACCGGAAATCAAGGAAGCAGAATCCTGTCTGTTTGATATGAAAGCACAAGGAAATCAGAGTAAAGTCATTACAGACTTTATTGATATTGTAGATTCCGGTCGTCTTCGCCTTTTAGCAAAGAAATCCGATTCTGATTTTACTGCAAAAGACCGATCCGATCCCACATTGCATATCCTTCCGTATGTGCAGACAGACCTATTGTTTGAAGAAATTGCGAATTTAAAGATTAGATATATGAATAATAATTCTCTTTCTATCGAAAGAGTTGTAAAGAAAATGGATAAGGATAGATTCTCTGCTTTATCCTATCTGATCTACTATATTGTAGAATTTTGTTCCTATACTAAGAAACAGGTTGAAGTTCCGAAGCATACATTATCGTTAGCTCGCAGACCTTCAATCGCATCGATCTATAGGTAGAAAGGCGGTGAATATGGAGCAGAAAAACTCTACTGAACAAAAATTAGAAGAATTATATCAGTCCGATAAAAAAGCTTTTGAGGATTTTGTTCATTCAAAAACTCCGACTATAGATTTTGCTTCCCTGCGCCGTCTGGTAATTTCAGAATTATCACTGAAAAATACAATTACCCCGACACGTATTTGTGGGTTTTCCAGAAAGCAAATCCTGCTGATGTGTCAGTATCCAGAGCGATACGGGAAAAATATTTTACGTCTGATGAACTATATGTATCAAAAGTCGGGCTATATCAAGCGCCTTATTGATTATTTCAGCAATATGGCAAAAGGTCAATTTTATATTGAAACTGAGCCTACATCTATAAGATATTATGAAAAGATGTATGATCCCAAATTCCAGACTGAGGTCAAGAAGAATTATTTAAAATTTTCGTTACAGGCATCTAAATTTAATATGTCAAATCAGATCAACGATATCATTCATCGAATGATGTTGAATGATATTGTGTATGCATATGTAGATGAAACTGAAACGGATGTATCTTACTACTATCTTGATCCTCGTTACTGTCAATTAAAAGGATTGGTAAACGGGAATGTCTTGAGTTTCTATATTAATCGTTCTCTACTTTCTTCTTCTGTTGTAGCAGAATTTCCTCCATCATTGCAGGAATTATTAGAAGAAGCAAAAGAACAATCCAGTAATTTAATTGCTGTTCCACTTAAACATTCATTTTGTATTAAGTATAACAGTGATTTCCTTTATGCATATCCTCCATTTTTCCCGATGATTGCAGATGTCATGCTTATTGACGAATATAAGGACCTTGCAAAAGCCAAAGCAATTAATGATGCTTATAAACTGTTGGTATTGAAGGTACCTACAAAAGATGGACAGATGACTATGGATGATAAGGTTCTTTCTCCTTTCATTCAGACAGCGGTACAAGTCATTCAGGATAATATCGGCGTTCTTCCTTATCCGGGTGATGTGGATTCCGTAGAGTTCTCTTCTACGAATTCGGACGACCGGGATAAGGTGTCAGATGCAACAACCTGGGCTTTTGCAGAAGCCGGTGTGTCTGAAGCATTACTTTCCGGATCTTCTTCTGGTAGCGAATTAAAATTGAGCATCACAAATGATAGTGGCGATGTATTCCGAATCTATAGAAAAATTGAAGACTGGATTTCATTACAGATGAAACTCCGTGGTTTTCTTGATAAAAACTATCGGTTCGTATATCGCCTGTTAGATATTACGACATTTAATTCGCAAGAAGTGATCGACTCTGAGTTAAAACTTGCTCAAGCAAGTATGCCGAATAAACAAAAGCTTGCTGCTGCGATGGGAATGTCCCCGGCATCTTTCATGGGAAATATTTCTATAGAGCAAGTGATGTTCCGTGATGTGTTTGATCTAATGACGCCTTTGAAATCATCTTATACCGAGTCTTCTTCCGATCAGGGAACGGCCGGCAGGAACCAGATTGATGACGGAGATTTAAGCACTAGCGGAGAACGTGCCAGAGAAAACGATACGAATGATCCTGCCAATCGAGTATAAGGAGGTGTCATCGTGCGGTTAATCAATGTATTAAATAAAGAAAAAGCTGATGAATTGAAAGCACTTGGATTTGATTATCAGGAAATCCAAATTGATAGTCAGCCGGTTTATCAGTTTATTGAAAGTAAGGAATTGATCGATGAACTATCTTCCAAATTTGAAGAACGCTCATTTTTCATTTCTCCATATATGAACTTTTGAGAGGAGGTGCGAATTGAAACCTAAGTACTTACGGTATGATACAGAGTTTCGGTTTCAGTTATCTGGATCAGAAGTTTCCTATAATAAGCAGTTTGCTTTAACTGATATTCTGCTCTGCTATCACGGAAAGAATCGAAATTATTCAAAAATCTCTAAAGAAGCAATCAATAATGCTCTTCCAAGTCTATATGGGATTCCGATTGTAGGCGAATTCATTTATAAGGAAGGTGAAGAGGATTTTGGAACTCACGGCGGCAAAATCATTATCGACAGTGAAGGGATTAAGTTTGAACAGACTACCAAACCATATGGTTTTGTTACAAAAGAAGCGGTCGAAAATGCGCAGTGGGTCACAATTACAGAAAAAGATGGACACACCAAACATGAATACCTGCAGCTGAAAGGGTGTATTGTTTGGAAAGAAAGGTATCAGGAAGTTGAGACAATTCTTGACGAGAAGCATCCACAGAGCATGGAGATTGCTATTGATAATGCTCATTATACAGATGATCACTATTTAGAAATTGATGAATTCACATTTTCTGCTGCCTGCATCCTTGGTACTGACGTAGAACCATGTTTCGAGGAAGCATGTATCGGAAGACATTATGAAATGGATTCTTTCAAGCAGGAGTTTCAACATATGCTTGATGAATACAAAAAATATACGAATTCAAAGGAAGGAGTACCACAAATGGAATTAAAGAAATTTGTTGAAGCTCTTTCACAGTGTAAGATTGGTGACACAGATCGTCCGAAATATGGACTTCTGAATGTGACTGACGAGAAAGTAAATGTAATCGATCTGGAAGACTATAAAGCTTATGCGTTCGATTATGCAATTACTTCTGAGGCGGAAACAGAAGAACTGGTTATCAATTTTGATGCAAAAAGTGAAATGAGCTTGGCTGCTTGTGAAAAAATTGAAGCCGATGGATTCAGTGAGTTTGATATGGCTGGAGCGATCCACGAAGCTACAGAGAATGCATTAGCTGATTATGAAGCAAGAATCAAAAAAGAATATGATGAAGCCAATGAAGAACTGGTTGCTCAGTACCGTGCTTTAAATGAACAGTATGGATTAGCTATGAAAGAACTGGAAACATTCAGAGCTGCTGCCGCTGAACAGAAAGAGCAGGAACATAAAGACGCAATCGATGAAGTTGTTGCTGAGTTCTCTAAAAAACTTGGCAAAGTTGCAGATTTCCTGATTTATAAAGCACGTCTTGATTATTCAAAATCTGTTGAAGAAGTTAGAAAAGATTTAACTCTGATGGCTGGCAAATCTATGATGAATAATTCTTCAAAGGGGACTTTCTCTTATACCCCAGTTTCCACAACTTTTTCTAATCACAAAAATACAGACATGACTACAAGCAGATATGGACACCTGCTTGATAAGTATGCCAAATAAGGAGGTAAACAGTAATGGCAAGAAACGGATATATGGTAGTTGAAACTGCGTTTGTTCCTCGCAGTGTTTGCTTTTCTCTTCAGAGTGAATCTGATATTGAGAATGGTGCAATTGTAGGAAAAGGCGATCTTGTTGAAGGCGAAACAAGTGTTTACGAAGCTGAAACTGATTATACAGATGGAATGTATTTAGTTGCAAATCCGGCATGGAACTATGAAACATACAGAGCAACTGATCAGAACGAAGAAAATTATATCAATAAGGCTGGTGTTGCTTTTAGAGCATACCGTCTGGAAAAAGATATGAAATTCAAAGTTTACAACCTTGATCTTGATACACCGTTTGTAGAAGGTGATCATGTCAAATTCGAGAGCGGTAAATATGTAAAAGACGCAGGATCTACTTCTGCTCTGGTGGTTCGCAGAGTAGAGGAAGTTGGATTCCCGTTCTGCATCGGATCTGCTGGAACACAGAATGAAGACTTCGGTTATGCAGTAGGCGAAGTTATGAAGAAATACACAATCGAAGTTGTAAAATAAGGAGGTCTAAGATGGGATACTTAAATGAATTAACAACTTTAATGAATGATAGTCTGTCTAATCGAGTAGCCCTTTTCGCAGACGAGAATCAGGCTAAGTATACTGATCAGGCTGTAAGAGAGGCATTCTTCGAAATTCTTGGACAGGATAAATTAACATGGCAGGCATGGAGAAATCATAAGAACGAAATTTTCACAGTAATGGAAAATGTTTTGACTACGAACCTGCCACAGGCTTGGGAAATGTCTCCTTTCTATCGTCAGTTTGTAGAATATCGTAACGGAGCACTCGGAGAGAAAAACGAGTACGTTATCGATCAGGATGGAATGCTTGTCGCATCCAGATTTTCTGGAAATCACTGGGATACAGAGAGACAGAAATTACAGGGAAAACGCTCTTTCTCTGTACCGACAGAATGGATCTATATTCATGTTTACGATGATTTAGAAAGATTCTTAACTGGTGCAATTGATCTCGCAACTATGATGAGAAACATGCAGAATGCATTCCAGAGAGAAATCGATGGAAGAATTTTCGCAGCTTTCAACGGAATCGGTACCTATCTTCCAGAAGCATTTAAAGAAACAGGTGCTTATGTAAGAGAAACAATGATGGAACTGATCCAGAGAGTACAGACAGCATCTCAGAAAAATGTTGTACTTGCTGGTACAAAAACAGCACTGGCAAATATTGCTGAAGGAATTGATGCTAACTGGATTTCTCAGAGTCAGAAAGAAGAGATGGCTACTACTGGAGCACTCTTAAATCTGACTGGTCTTGGTGTAACTGCGATTGAAATTCCTCAGACATTCATTCGTGGTACATACGATTTCAAAGTAGATAATAAGTCTATCTATGTACTTCCAGATCTGGAAAAACCGATTAAGCTTTACTTTGAAGGAGATACAAGAGCAAGAGACCTGAGTGAGCAGGGTACTCATGACCAGACAGTAGATTCACAGGTTCAGACAAAACTTGGACATGGTGTGATTCTTTCCAGCCTGTTTGGAAAATACACAATCGAATAATGGCATGATTTCAGTAGCGCCGATTGGCGTTCTTTTTTTTGCCTTTTGGCGTTACTGAATATAATAGAATGGAGGAATTATGAGAAATCAAGATAAGTTCTTTTGTTATTCCTTCAAACTCGCTTATTTTATTAAAAGTCAAGGAATTGATTATTTAAATAAGGGCCGGAACCGGAATAATAATCTGACGTATTATGTGTTCCAAAAATCGGCACGCCTTGACGAAATCATTCAACAGTGGAATAAGCTGAAATCAAAGGAGGATTAAGTATGAATTTTGAGGCTATGAGTTTAAGTGAATTAAAGGAATATGCCAAAGAAATCGGTGTAACTGTAGGAAACTGCGGGAAAGAAAAGCTGATTGAAAAAATCAAAGAAAAAGAAGTTGCTAACAGTGTAATGTCTGATGACGATTATGAAGTAGAAAAGGCAGAGGACACTACTCCTACTGCTTCTTCTCTTATAGAATCTATTTCTCAGGCAATCGATGAATTAGATGATTCTGTTGACGATGACGTACAAATTGGTGACGTCGGCCTGTCCTTGGATGATATCATTCCAGTCAAATCGATCACATTTGGAGGGTTGACTTACCGGGCAAGAAGCACGAATGCAATCTTCCGCTGGAATCAGATTGGGTCTATTGAATATATGACAGTCGCAGAGCTAAATGAAATGAATAACTACAAACGTAGTTATCTGAATAAACCGCTTGTCATTCTGCTGGATGAACGTGCAATTCAGAAGTTCCGGCTTCAGCATGTCTATGAAAACGTTGCAAAGATTAATAATTTAAAAGAACTTTTCAAGAAAGATGCGGATGAAATTAAGAGTACAATCAAATTTGCGCTAGATGTAAATATGAGGGATATTCTTATTTCTAAAACCCGGCAGATGATTAAAGCTGGAACTTTGACAAATATCAATGTCATTCATTTACTTGAGAAGGAACTTCAGTTCGATCTTTCTGAAGCCATTTAAAAAAGGTGGTGATAATCTTGGATAAGAACACTACATATAAAAATCTCTGTGATAGCGTCTTCTCGAAGATCAGAGATTACGGGTTCGCTGGGATTGATGAAGATGAAGCATATGACATTATTCAAGATTATTTGAAGCCAGCGATTCTAATGTTTTCCGGATGCAGTCAAGATTTAGATGACCGGGACGACTTATTAAAGACGTTCAACTTTCAACTGACTGACCGGAATTTCGAAATTCTATCGAATTATATGGCGATCTGCTATCTTGATTCTAACTTTATCAGAACAGGTGAAATGTTGCAGGCCCATATTTCTTCAACTGATTTTCACAAATATGATAATAAGGATGTACTTGGAAAAGTAAAAGAGGTACGTGAAATGTACAAAAAAGAAAATGATCAGCTTATGATTAATTTGTCCTATCCGAAATCTCCTATCTTCGATTCCGTCTTAAAAAGGGGCCGATAATATGAGTGGATTTAGTAGAATGAAAACCCGTCTTTCTGCTCACGGAGCCAATATGCGGGATATGAAAATTCGTGATGCCATTCATATTGCTGATCTGGAATTTCAGCATGATCCATCTTATTGCGATTGCATGTTCCGATGGATTCCAGGTGAAGATCCACATACTGATGATCTGCTTCCGATCAAATTATATGATCGCAAATACAGTGCTGCTAACGGAAATCGTGTTTCGTTTCATGTACGGATTGATGCAAATATCCACATTGGTGATTATCTGTATCAAGAAAATACAAAGCAGTATTGGATCTGTACGGAGTTATACAATGAAAATGAGATTCATTTGAGAGGTTTATTGACGGAATGTAACTGGTCTCTCAAATGGCAGCGTTCCGATGGAACTATTTTAGAATATCCTTGCCAGGATATGAACAGTACTCAATATAACTCCGGGGAGTATAGTGATAAGGTTATGACTCTCGGATCATCTCAGCATATGCTTACTTTGCAGGCAAATTCTGACACCATTTCTTTACGTACACCTCAAAGGTTCTTTGTCAGCTTAGATTATTCTATTCCATATATCATCACACAAAATGACTCTACTACTCTTCATTTTGGAGACAATGGTCTGGTTCGTAT